ATCGTTCTTCCATTTGCCCACGTAGGCACCGGGGTTGTTGATCTTCCGGTATTCCTCGGCGAACTCCGACACTGACATCCGCTCAGCGGGCCGTACAGCCTCGGCGGCTTCAACAATGAGCTCTTCTAGGGTGAAGCCTGCGATGGCCCCACCTACGACCGTGGCCGCGCCTAGCAGAAACCCTCGTCGGGTGGGCTTAGATAAGGTCTGCGCCATCGTCGTCTTCCTCTTCTTCGTCTGTCTCTTTTGCCTCGTTCAACATGTACTCCAACTCGGAGAGCTGCGGGCCTGTCATTGATTCTTTGGCGTTCTCTTGGAAGGCCGCGAACATGTCAGTTTGGAGCTCGTCGGTCGCGGTGTTCAAAATCTCCCGCTGCTCTTCTGTGAGCCCTACCTGACGCTCAAGGGTATCGCCCCAGAGTTGGATGGTGAATTTGATGGTCTGGAACATGCCGCCGATGATCCCTCGGATCGTATCGGTGCGCCACAGCTCTCCTGCGTTCTCTTCCCACTTCTGCCGCTTGAGCTGGGCGTCCCAGTAGGCCGTGCTGATCGACGGCGGTAGGTCTTCGCGCTTGAGGTTCTTCAGCAGGTCTTCAGCGCTCGTGATCGGCTGCACCAGATACCTTGCGGCCTCGGCCAGATCGTAGAGGTGCTGGACCTGCTTGCTGCCCCGCTTCCGTGTTTCCTTGATCGGGCAGTTGACGATTCTACGCTTTACCTCGAAAGGCGTCAGGCGGAACACTTGAGCCAAGAAAGCGACGGTCACACCTTGCAGTGCGCTATCGGCCAGACCCATGTACTCGTGGGCTTTCTTCTGCCTGTGCTCTTCGAGCTTTTCTGCTGCGCTCATGCCGCCCTCTTCAATCGGACCCTTACCGCGTCCGTAATTTGATCTTGGGTTGCGCCCCGCATCTGCAAGGCCTCAACCACGTCCATGTCTGCTGTTCGCTCGGTAAGGATGCGATGCAGGAACACACGGTCTTCTTTTTGGCCTGACCGATGCAGGCGTTTGATAAACTGACGGTAGAGCTCCAAGCTCCATGTCAGGCCGTACCAGACGGCGATATTCGACGCCTTCTGGAAGTTGAGACCATGCCCTGCGCTCGCTGGGTGTACGATCAGCATTTTGATTTTGCCGTCGTTCCAGTCGCGCATGTCGTTCTTGGATTCCCCGAAAACCCGCGCCCATGGAAACTTCTTCTTGATGGCATCTTTATCAAATTTGAAGCTATAGGCAACTAGAATTGGCCTACCCGCTGCTTCTTCGACAATGGAATCTAGCACAGCCAGCTTGCGATCATGCACCTTATGAGCGGTGCCGTCCTCTCGGTACAGGGAGCCATTGGCGTACTGCAAGAGCTTACCTGTGAGCACGCCCTTGTTGACCGCTTCGATCACTTCAGGCTCATGCCAGCGACCTTGAACCTCTAATGACATCTCTCTTTCGAGGGTCTTATACCCTTCCATCTCTTTCCGGGTCATCTGGACCTTGTGGTCCACCGTGATCATGGGGGGTAGGTCCAGATAGTCCTCTTCCTTAAGGCTGAAGAAGATGTCGCTGACGGCCTTCATAATGGCAGGCTCAGCACCGAGCTGCGGGGTCACCTTGGTCGTGTACCGATCTTCTACGAAGTACCGTTTCTTGTACGCGCTCATGGAGTCGCCGAGGCGTTTCCCTTGGTCGATTGCGAAGATCGGGCCGAACAAGTCGATCAGCCCATTGGGGGACGGTGTGCCTGATAGCATGACGATCTTCTTGGTCTTGCCGTGGACCCGGTAGATGCAGCCCAGCTCGGTCATGCCGGGGTCGCCCATGGTGCCGTCCTTGCGGACGCTGGGGTTGGTCCTGAGCACGCCCTTCTTCAGCCTGCTGGCCTCGTCATAGACGATCATGTCGAAACGCCAGCGGGCCATCCCTAGGCCCTTCAGGAGCCATCGCAGGTTCTCTCGATTGACGATAGTGATCTCTGCCGGGCCGACCTTCAGCGCGGCTCTGCGCTCGTCCTTGTCGCCCGTAACCACCCGGTATCGAAGGTGCCGGGCGAAGTCCCACTTGGCGATCTCTTCAGGCCACGTTTCCTCGGCCACGCGCAACGGTGCGATGATCAGGACGTTCTTGATCAACCCCTCTCGCATGAGCACGTTGATCGCCCAGAGGGTGGCTGCGGTTTTCCCCAGACCCATCTCGGCACCGAGGTAGACCCCTTCCATCTCGATGATCTTCTCGGCCATCCATATCTGGTACGCACGGAAGTGCTTGTAGGTCAGGATTTCAAGGGGCGGCCCGTAGATCAGCTCGATAGCTTCGAGGTCCGTTAGGTGCTTGGGTAGAACGTGCTTCATATCAGGTCATCCGGGTCTATCAGGGGCGGGCCGCCGTTCGCCCCCGGCAGCAGCCAGAGGATGCGCAGGGCGTCCGTCACGTTGTCGCAGACGTGGACCTCAATGCCCGCGTCCCTCATGCGTTTATGCTCTCTGGCCTGCGAGGCTCTGGGGGTCTTACCGGGGGCCTTAAACTCGATGAAGACGGAGCCCCGATCAGTCCTAGCAAAGAGGTAGTCTGGGGCACCTACTCGGCCAACCCAGCTCACCTTGCGGGCAAAGTACCCAGCCCTGACCGCTCGACGGACAACAGGTATCTCGACCCCAGACTCCCGCATCTACTTCCTCTTGTTGAGCACCGCGCAGACTTCTGCTGCGTGCCTGTACCACTCGTCTCGTGTGATCCCCCGGGGTCTCTTGATCTCTCGTGTGCAGCACACGCTCTCACCCTTGCGAATGAGCCCTATGCCATACTCGTCAAAACTGTACTTCATGGTCAGTCCTTCTTGAACACCTTGGTCGTGAAACCAGCCGAGCCGAGCGGGAGATCGTGTGCCCAACGGGGCTGCATCTCCATGCACTCTTTGAGCACGGCGAGATCACGGTCTGCCCGGCTTTCCTCGGTCAAGCATACGATCTGATCGTGTACGTGCAAGCGGATGTCGAGACCCCTGCGGTGCGCGTGCATCATGCCGTGGGCGAGCAGGTCACGAGAGATCGCTTGGTCCACGTTCTCGGTGATCTTCCCGGGGTGCGTCTGCTGGCGCAACCACTGCTTCTTGTCGGTCAGGCCCTCATAGCTGACGGTATCCTTCATCCGGCCATAGAAGGGCTTCTTCTCGACTTTCGGCTTGTAGTAGTGAAGGTGCCGACCGCTGGGCAGCCGGATGCGCATGAAGTCACCCTTCATCTCGAACCTGATCTGATCGAAGGCTACCGGGCGGCCTGTGCGGATACACTTGATCGCGGCGTCTTCGATCTTGTACCAATACTTCTTGACCTCTTTGAACTCGCTGCGGAACGTGTCCACGGAGAGCTGGCTATCCTCAATCGTGAAGTGCTTCACCCCCATGCCCCAAGCGTAGCCGAGCAGGCCCGTGGCTTCGATCTCACCTGTCTTGCTGTTCTCGAATATCTTGCCAGCTCCGAGCATATACCCACAGCCCAAAACACCGGGCTTGGAGATCGTCCGCTTGGCGCTGTTGCCGCCGATATACTCTTCCCAGAGCACGTCGTAGGGCTGGTCAAACAGGTAGGTGCCGAAGTCGATGTAGGGGTCCCGGTTGTTCTTGAAGACGCTCAGGATTTTCTCGCAGCGGGCGAGCCAGCCGAGCACCCGGTTTTCAATGGCGTTCAAGTCCGCGTCGATGAAGAGCTGACCTTCTGGTGCCTGCGCTGCTGGGCGGATCGTGGAAGCCAGCACGTCGAAGGTGTTGGGGTAGATCAGCTCAATCGCGTCCCGGTCGAGGGTGGCGATGTTGGCCGCATGAATCTCGATGTGCTTCTCGTACTGCTTCTCGGGCCTTGGAAGGTTCTGCGGCTGGAAGATGCGCCCGGCCCAGCGTGCTGTCCGTTGTGCCCCGGCAAACTGCAAGGTGTAACGCAAGAGGCCCGTCTTACCGTCGGGATCGGCGATGGTGGCTCGCTGAAGTGCGTGGAATTTCTTGATGGAGCTGCGCGACAATTCAAGGCGCAGGTCGAGCACGTCGCGCAGTGAAGCGTTCCAAGCATACTCACCCCATTGCAGCTCGTCCCAGTGGTCTGGGCACACGTCGAAGTAGTTGCGGGCCTGCCTGACGTGGCCTGCCAGCATGTCGTCAAACATGTACCCTTCAGCTTGGAGCCACGGTAGGAGCTGCTGCGGGCTCATAGGGTTGTTGAGGCCCGTGATCTCTTGCATGATCTTGAAGCCGATGGCGTAGGACTCGTCGTAAATGCGGACGGCGTTGTGGACCATCTCCATGTTGATCGGAAGGCCGCGTTGGTTGATCGCTTGGTCCAGCTCCCAGAGCTGCCATTCACCGGGGCCGGGGTCATACGGGTCCAGCCTCTTCTTGATCTCAAACTCGGTCACCGTGTCGCCACGGTTGTATTCTAGGTAGCCTTCCCAGTCCTCAAGGGCCTCGTACCAGTAGGTGCGGATCATCTGGCCCATGGTCGCTTTCCGGCGGCTCTTCTTCTCCATGGAGAACTTGCGCATGAGCTTCTTGCCCGTTGCCAGCTTCAGTTTGTCATCGGGCAAACCGATAGCAGGGCCAGCCTTTTCAAGCTGACCCGGAAAGGACGTGAGCTGAGCAAGAGCCATCGTACATCGCCACTGGCTGACATCGACCGGGATGTGCAGATTGTTGCGCGTGATGTTCATCTCGAAAGGTGCGTTCCATGCCCACTTCTGGACCTCTGGATCGACCAAGGCTTCACCAAGCCACTTGGGCATCGGCTGGCCTTCAGCGGGTATCCACTGGGGCTGCTCGGTGCCGTTAAGGATGGGCGCACACATGAGCGTTTCGGTGCTCGGGTCACGGCTATAAAAGTCGCCGCCGACATCCTTCAGATTGGCCTTGGAAAATGTTTCGTAGTCCAATGAAAGTTGATCAAGAGCCATAGTTTTTTCCAGACAAACATGAGTGGATTATGAAGAGGCTAACGCCCATCTCGGTAGCGATTTTACGCCCGCCGTTCTTTTTGCAGTAAGGCTTATATCGGCTGCGAATAGATTCAACTTGCTCTAATGTCAGCGTCGATTTTCCTAGTCGTGTGTTGTCTCGAAGGTTCTCTGATCTGGTCCCGTAACGCAAGTTTCCAAGTTGGTTGTTGTCGTGGACACCGTCGTAGTGAAGGACCTCACACGAAGGTGGGGGCGGGCCTAAGAACGCTTCGGCAACGAGAGAATGTACGGTGCGGGTGTTCCCCTTACCGCACGCGACCGAAACGTGGCCGCCTGACATTTTCCCGGGGGATAGCAGGCGGCCACGGTAGGTCCTAACTTGACCGTTGGCTGTGTGGACTATCCGGTCGAGGGACTTCACTTGGCCGTCGTCGCTCACCGCATAACCGGGCTCCGATGGTATGGGCATCCAAAATGCCATCTATGTGATCCTTGTTCTTACACGGTGCCGAGAAGGCACGGGCCAGAAAGCACCACGGCCATCGGTCAGCAGGGTCCGGTTCTGCTCAGTGAAGTTGGTTACGCCTGTGCAGTCGCGCCAGCCGATGTGGGGGAACTCAACGAGCATCCCCGGCTGTACGTTGCGAGCGCTGCGGGAGATCACCCTGCCGGGCTCTTTGATGGTGTCAACAGCTTCGAGGTTTCGGGCTATGGCGTCTTGGAGCTCGGCCATAATCTCTTCGATGGGTCGCGGCATGTCTGGTCCTCATGTCGGGTGGGGTTT